TATTGTTCTTCCATATCATTGAATTCGTTCCGAATTTTTAAGCCTTTTGTTTGAAAAAATCACTTATCTTTCTTTGGTTAGGATCGTCTATAAGTTTCTTTCTTCTGTTTGGTTTAGCTCTCGTTATTAGTTCCCCGAATATTTCTTCCTTAGGATCGTCAAAGAGAGGTTCTATCAAATCACACACGGGGTTCAAAAACTTGTTCAGAAAATAGTACGGGTAATCTACGGGTAAATTGTGTTCCTCGGCGTATTTTGGATCCTCGGCTTTCTCAAACGCCTTCGCTTTAGGGTCGTGTGTTTTAAGAAGTATATACGGAACTCTATCACCAGATTGTGGTTCGGAACCGGGTTGTCTCGCGCGCATTTTATTACGAACCTGTACGTGCGATAAGTTATCCGACTTATACGAATCACCCAATTGTTGAGAAAGAATAAGCTTCTCGTTAGGTACCTCACCTTCGAGAAGTTCTATAGCACGTTGTAATGCCAAAGCTTTGGGAGGACCCGTATCGCTACTCTCTAAAACGACATCGAGTAACTCTTTACACACTTCTCTCACATGTGGTGTGTTGTCACGACGAACAAGTTGAAGACCCTTAACATCTATATAGTCCATATTCATGTTCCCATCTTTACCTTTTGTCCAAAGTTTAGCTGCGTACCGTTTCTTTGAGTACAAAAAGTAAGGACAATATACCTTCTCCAGTTCAAGATTGTTCGGTTTTTTAAATAAGTGCGTACACTCTTCAGCAGCGCGCTCACCGAGTTCCCAACTATACTTTATAGCTTCTTCACCTTGACGATCACCTACGTCAAATTCAACCATGACAGAATCTGTATTATGTACTACGAGATCACCTGGTCCAACGTGAAAATGGTGTGATTTTGTTGTTAAATCGTATACATACCCATCAGTCTCACCCAAACATTCAAGTTTTTTAATTTTTATAGGAGATTTTCTTTGTAAAGACTTTGTCCATGTTTGTCTAAAAACATTTACTTTATCAGTACGTGTATTTATAGAAACATTGTACCCCAATTTTCGTCCTAACATATACATTCCCATGCTCCCTTCTTTACCCTTTACATCCATGCGCATGTACCCATTTTTATCTTTGTCACCATCAGCCATATAATATCCATCGACGAAAGATTGTATAATATCGGGAGTTGTATTTAAAATACAAGATGGAATCACCTTTTCCTTATGTTCATTATAAAATAATTTTCTATATCGTTTTACAATTTCTACAACATTACCATTTGCATTAAGTTTATAGACACCAGAACTTTTGATCGTATCATATATTTTCGTTTCAAATGGACACAATTTTTGTATTTCTTCCAAATATTCTAATTTTGAATTGTTCAAAGCCCATGTACTTTTTACACCAGATTTACAAAAGTATGTACCACATGAACCATCACCAAAGAAAAAACCCATAACTTTTGCTTCTTCAATTGATACACTCGGATATGCGTGTGCCATAGATTCAACACAATTTCCGTGAAGTAACGCCGTTCCTACACCAACCTGCGTGGGTTTAGCAATCTCCTTATTTTCGAGTAAAAGACTATGATCTTCAGTCACGTCGACTATACCGGTATGTGTTACAACGCGATGGATATTTTTATTGGTTTTGTGACGTACAATTTGTTGAATTGGTGTAAACCCATTTTCGGTCCATACCTCGGCATTTATATACCCAATTTCCTTGCCGTCATCACGTAAAATATATTCATTTACGAGTGAATCAATGCGACACGTATGTACAGTACCGTTTTGGCGAATAAGTAAAGGTGTATCTGGTGTCACTGAATCACCGTACCTTACCTTTGCACCCGGAAAATTCTTTTCGACGTAATTCTTAGTATCTTCAATCATCATCCTTCCTTTACGCGTTACCGAAGATGCAATAGGGACACACGGTAACATACCTTTAGATGCACCCGTAAAACCATAAACGGAGTTCATGGACACTTTATACGCCAACTGTTTACCGTTATACATCTGTTTCAAAGAACCCGTGGAATTTGCCATATCTTTCTTAGCCTGTTTCCTAAACTGTTTGAGTTCCAAAAGAATACTCGGTAAGAGACTCGGTACGTTCTGAACAAACTTAAACTGTCCAAACGTTTCGATTTCCAAATTAGGGTACTTTTCCTTATTTTCGTATTTAGGATCCATTATAAGTGTTGAATAACACAAATTGTGTGCCATCATAATTGATGGGTACAGTGCTTCAAAATCAAGTGCGGTTATGGGTGTATAGTACGCACCCTTTTGAGCTTCCAGAACGGTTGCACCTTCATACCCTTCAACCATACCTTCACCCCACGCTATAGTTGGTACCAGGTACCCCATTTCTCGCGCCTTTTTCGTCAACTGACTGAACACTTTGATTTGTTGACCACGCTCGACGAGGTAAGATAAGGGTACCCACGTCGCTTTCGCCATCTCCAGGAGATTGATAAGGGTACACAGTTTAGACAAAAGTCTGTGTGGCAAAAGAGTATCCTTAATACAATATTCAGCAACCTCGCGTAACTTTACGGGGTCCTCTTCGACAAATCGCGCAAACATCTCTTTCGCAGGCATATCTATTTTTTGATCATCCAAGTACAATTTAGAAACGTTATCGAGTTTATACGAATCAAGTTTGTACCCTTTCTTAACCTCATGAAACAAATCAAAAACAAAACGTCCCGGTATAGGAACGAGTTTCAGATCGTTATCACCCAAAGCACTCGATGACAACTTTTTATACACCATTCTACACCGATAGTCCCTGAGTTTACTCAAATTGAAAAAGGACGAACCGCATGAATTCAGTTCAGCTCTTTTCATTATGTACTCCATATCAAAACCAAAAATGTTCCAACCGGTTATAATATCAATATCCATATCTTGCATGTACTTACTAAACGCAATCAACATATCACGTTCCGTATCGTAACTCAAAATAGAACACCCTTCGAGGTTCGAATCAGTCTTCTTATAACAAAAACACGTCTTATCGTAAGGAACGTCGGTACCAAAAGTACACAGGGAAACGGCAATCTGAAAACAAGCATCACCTTCTATATCCGCATCAGGAAACTTACCCGTAGAACTGTTACACTCTATATCAAGAGATGCAACTACAAATGGCGCCGTTTCCGGTTTATCTACGGGTTTGAGTTCTCGCCAATCAGGACACGTCAAATCTATATCAACGTTTGCAATGTTATTTTCATAACACGAATCACCCGTATCTAACCACCCAGTCGATTGTATACCAGTTCTATGCATGAGTCTCAAAACCGGATCGAGGTTCGTCTCGAAAAGTTTAAGTTTTGTAAATTCATCAGGTAGTTTATGTTTTAGTTTAGAAACCAAACGCCTTCTATCACCGTACGTTAAACAGTCTATTTTCATAAAATAAAATTCTTCATTATTCTGAAACCCCCACACGTCCTTATACTTTACAAGACTATATTCGAAAGTTATATCCGGACACACTTTACACATTTTATCAAACCAAATAATAGCTTGATTTTTAACCCTTTCACGAGGTAACTTTACGAAAAAGTACGGTTTAAATTCGGTCGTCACACATACCGATAACCCGTCTTGAGTTTTACCGAACACGTGTACCAAGTGACTTTCGTCGTCGTCTTCCGTTTCCCAGGTAAGTGCTTGAAAAACGACCATTTTTCTTACCTCGTTAACGCTCAATTTTTTTAATATAGTATAATAGTAAATATGTCAGCTGCTTTGATTGACCTCGTCTCGGTCGGTGCCCAAGATGTCTACATCACAGGCGACCCACAAGTCTCCTTCTTCAGACAAAACTATAAACGTCACACTAACTTTGCCATTAAACCAGAACGACTCGATTATATCGGAACGTTTGAATCGGGAAACGAAGTTTCTATCCCTATCAAATCCAAGGGTGATCTTTTGAGTTACGTATGGATTGAAAATCCACAGATTAACCATAATAACGACGACGATTCTATTTTCAAATCGGCTAATGCAACTTCGGATGAAACTACACCAACCGAATTTGCACTTTGGATCGGTGGTCAAGAAGTGTGCAAATTGGATACATTGTTTATAAATACCGTACATAATACGCTTTATAATGAATCTCAAGCAAAGGCGTCGTGTGCAGTAACAACACAAACACAAGGTGTTAATGAATCTTTCAATTCTTACGTAATTCCATTTTTCTTTAGCGAAGACTGGACAAAGTCGCTCCCACTTGTTGGTCTCCAATACCACGAAGTCGAAATAAGAGTTAAGTGTAGAAACGGTACGTTTCAACCTACATCTAAACCAAAAGTATACGCGTCGTATGTATTCCTCGACACTCAAGAACGTGAATTCTTCACTAAAAGCGAACACGAACTTCTTATTACACAGACACAATACCAACCCATGAATGCTTCAGATACTTCCATAGACCTTACCTACTTTAATCACCCAGTTAAGAGTGTTCACATTACTGCCGGTAACAATGATACTACAGCATACACATTTTCAGATGCCTCTATGTACATAAACGGTGTTGCTTTGTTCGAGAACATGTCTAGTGAATATTACAGACACGTTGTTCCAACGAGACACTGTTCAGTTCTTTCGGATAGTTTAGCAGAGGAACAAATATATACATGGCCATTTTGTCTTACCATGAATAAATCTCAGCCAACGGGTACTCTTAACTTTTCGCGAATCGATAACGCTACGATAAAAATAAACGGAACACCTAGTGCAACCGATGTAGATATGATACGCGCTTACGCGGTCAACTATAACATTCTCAGGATTAAGAATGGTATGGGTGGTGTCGCGTTTGGTAACTAATTTATTATATTATATTAATAATGCATTTATTAGCACTTGTCTTATCAGTGATAATGGGTACTATATATTACCAAATGATGGAAAGTTCTATACCGACAGAATCAAATTGTAGTTATATGGCGTCACCTACTACCGATTATCTCGCATTTTTATGGGGTATAATCGTAATGTATTACGGCTACTACAAATACGATAATCCACTTTTAACATTTTTAGGTTCTACGGTTATAATAGAACATATTTATCAACTCAAAAGGAAATAATACCTAATTAGTACCCGAAGATCCAAAACCGCGGTTTCCGCGCATCGTTTTATTCAGCTCATCTACTTCCTCAATCAAGGGTGTTAAACACTTCTCTAAAATTAACTGAGCGATTCTATCCCCCTTTTTAATTTCGAACGAGACGTTACCGAGATTAAAAAGGCACACTTTTAGTTCACCCGTGTAATCGGGGTCAATTACACCAGCACCCACGTGTATTCCATACTTTACGGATAACCCGGATCTCGGTGCAATTCGACCGTAACACCCCATTGGTATAGACGCACATATACCCGTACTCACGATTTCCCTAGATTGTGGTTCAATGACTATATCGTTCAAACTATACAAATCGTAACCAACCGAACCGGGAGATGCACGTGTCGGTAAAGTAGCTTCTAAATTTATTCGTTTGATTTTGAGTGTTTCCATAATGTTTTTTATTATACTAAGAGTGTTTTCTTTATTATAATTAATGAAAATATACATGATAATATTAAAACAATATCACTATTTACAATTTCTTTATTTGTACCGGGAATTTTAAAAGCTTTATAATTTTTTAAGTGACATAATGTCTTTTCACCTCTATTCATTAAATAAGGTGATATACCCTTAATAAAAGAAGGACACGACGAGTTTTTATCGTTTCTATTAGCACTTGATTGTCCACTCATAACACCATCTTCATCTGTCCAAAATGAATTTTGTTTATCAATACGTTTGTTAAAATTTTTTATATAGTTCGTTTTCAAATCAATATAATTCGTGAGTTTATGTTTTAATAATTTACGGGCACCTTCTCGTGTTATAAAATACGCAGCTGCAGAACCACTAAATAAATACGGTCTACCTACTTTTGTGGGACATAAACCATCACAGTGTAAACTTAGCATATCCCAATTAATGTTTGTTAATTTTTTACGTAATTCAGAAACATTAGAAAAAAGAGGAAACGCGTCATCTTCAAGTATAAGTGCGACATCATTTGTATCATTTTCTAAAAAATACTTAACAGCTTGTAAATGACTATAATTACAACCTATCATAGTGTCCGGGTATAAAAAACTAAAATACCCAAAATATTTTTTAATTTCACTCTTTTCTATATTTTTTTTATAATATGCATTTATACGAGTAGGATAAATACCGACATCATTAAGTTTCTTTTTTTGAACTTCGTATCGTTTATTATATGATTCCAAATTTATAACATAAGTATTAAAATACATTATGCTATATTATATTATATATATAAAAAAATAATTCGTGCATTTATAAAATGAGTCTTAAGATTATTATGGGTAATATGTTCTCAGGTAAAACGACCGAACTCGTACGTCGTTTAAAAAGGTACCAAATCATAGGTAAACGTATTCTCGTTGTAAATTCGTATAAAGATACACGGTCTCCTGAAAGTGTTCTTAAAACTCACGATAACACGAAGTTCGAGTGTGTAAAAGTAAAGAATCTACGTGACTTAAAATACGAAAACATCGACGTTATTGCAATTGACGAAGCGCAGTTTTTTAGGGGTTTGAAA